GGCGTAGGTCAGGGCTTGCAGGGTGAACGCGCCGGTTGTGGTGTTGAACGGGTCCATGCGTCCTCCTAGCGGGCGATGATGTGGAGTTTGGCCAGCGAGGCATACGCGGCGGCTTTTGCCGCATCGTCGGCGTCGGCGTGCCATTGCAGCGCATCGGCCTTGACCGCAGCGAAGCGGGTAATCCCGACGACGCTGGCCTCGGCGGCGCTGGCATCGCAGGCGTGCAGCGCAATCGCTCGGGCCACATTCGCCCCGGTGGTCAGAGCATCGTCATAGGGCACATACTTCACGGTGCCGCTGACAGTGATCAGGAACCCGTCGCCGGCTGCAAAGTCGGTTGCGCCATCGGCCAGGGTGAAGGCCAGCCCGCCCGCATCGAACGCCGAGGCGACAGCGCCCTTGCCGATCACCAGCCCCTCGGGATCGGTCACGATGAAGCTGCCGACATTGGTGCCCGGCTCCACGATCACCAGGGCATACACGCCGACCTTGGCGGCAGCGCCGACCGTGATGGTCCCCATGACGCCGTTGCCGGTGTTGGTCGAAAACGCGGTCGCGGTCGCACTCCCGGACGCCAGGGTCTTGCCCAGCACCATGCCCGCACCAAACGCCGCCGTCCCCGAGGGAATGGTCAGGGTGGCGCGCGAGATCAGCGGCTCTTCGTACAGCAAGAATTCGCCGGCGTACCGGCCTTCGGATTGCGTAGCCATACAGTCTCCTAGCCCGCCTTCGGCGCGGCAGCGGCCTGCCGGGCGGCGTAGATGTCAGCAGTGGTCGGCGGCGCGGCAGTCGCGTTCCCCGACTCCGGGTTAGGGTTCCAGCCGGAGCCGCGCGCCCCGGTTTTGAATAATGCGGGCTTGCTTTGGGCCAGCAGCGTCACGCCATCGACCAGCGACGTATGCCCCTTGTCGCTCTTGTACAAGATTTGCTCATCCTGCCATTCGATGTTCTGGCGCAGGTAGGCTTCCAGAACCTCGCGATCCACCGGCTCCTTGCCTGAAAGCGCCTTGTTGATTTCCACCTCCAGCAGGGTTTGCCGGTGTTTGCCGGTCAACTCGCTGATCGTGGTTTCCCGCGCCTTCAAATCCGCTTCAAACCGTCGCAACCGGGTTTCCAGTTGCTTGAGCGCCTCGGCCTGGCCCTTCGCGGGCGGCAGGGCGTCTACATCATCCGGGGACTCGATCCCCAGCTTTTCCATGAGCTTCTGGTTGAGCGCCTCCGCCGTCTCGGCCTTGGCCTTGAGCGCCTTGCGCCCGTCCACGCTTTCCTTGCGGGCCGCATCGCGCTGCCCGGTCAGGTCGGCGATATAGCTTTCCAGCGCGGCGAAATCATCGCCCAGCCGGTCCTTGAATCTGGAAATGTCCATCGGGCCTCGCGCCGTGTGGGGTTGAATTAGTTTATTTAAATATTCTGATATTCTAATATAGAATAGCGGAAAGGTCTAATCAGGACGTTGTTTCATGGCAAAATTTTCCGCCGCACGGTTCCAATTCATCGCCGACGCACTGAATGGGTCCGGGCCGTTCGCCGACGGGTCCGCCCTGGTGCAATACCCGCGCGAATCCGCCGATAAGTTCGCCCGCCGCAAGGCCACCGCCTGGTATGCGAACGCCCTGCGCCCGGCGGTATCGCGCTTCGTCGGTTATCTGATGAAGAAACCGGTGCAGCGCGAGCTGCCCAACCCGGCGCTGAAACAGTTCGCCGAGGAATGCACCTGGCAAGGCGACGCGCTTTCGTCGTTCTGGGCCGGGTTCATGATCGAAGCGAAGGCGCGCGGCTCCATGCTCCTGCTGGTCGATATGCCGGGCGGCGCATCATCGCCCGGCCAGGAGCCGCGCCGGTTTCCGTATCTGGTCGCGATTGAGCCGGAGCGGGTGAAAAGCTACGTCCTCAACGAATACGGGCAGTTGCGCCGGGTCGTCATCAATGACAGCGTGCAGGATGCCAGCGGCAATGCGCAAAGCGTCGAACGCACCTACACGGAAACGGGCTGGAGTTTCACCGGCGGGGTGAATGCCAGCGGAACGCATGACCTGGGCGTCTGCCCGGTGCTGATCTTCACCGAGTCCGGGCTGTTCCCGTGTATCGGGGATTTCGCCGGGATCGCCGACTTGTCCAAGCGCCTCTACAACCTGCGCTCGGAGCTGGATGAGATTCTGCGGGCGCAGACCTTCAGCCTCTTGACCTACAAGGTGCCCTCGGATCGCTTCCCGCTGGACATGGGGCCGATCGCCCAGACCATCGGCACCGACAACCTGTTGCAGACCTTCCCCGACGGCGCGGCCTTCATCGCCCCGCCCGACGGCCCGGCCACGGTCTATCTCCAGGTCATCGCCCAGGTCGATGCGCTGATCCGTGAAATTGCTCTGACCGCCGACGACCACACCCAGCGCCAGGGGGAATCCGGGGTTGCGCTGCAACTGCGTTTTCAGGCCCTAAACGGCGCGCTGGTGCTGTTCGCCCGGCGCATGGAGGATTTCGAGCGCAAGGTCTGGGATCTGGTGTCGCTGTGGCTGGGCATCCAGAACACTGCCCAGATTAGTTGGGGCAAGGATTTCAGTCTGGCCGATCTCAAGGTCGAACTGGAGATTGCACAGAACATGGCCGCTTTGAACGCGCCGCCGGTCTATCAGCGGGAAAAGCTCAAACAGCTCATCACCCTGGATTTATCCACCCTGCCTGATGCCGCGCTGGCCGACGTGCTGGCGGGCGTCGATGAGATGCAACAGGAGGTCACCCCGTGATCGATCTCTCGCCCGAGGGCATGGAGCAGGTCCGCGCCACGTTTTCCCGGCTGGTGCCCGAGGTGCAAAAGCAGGTGCTGAACGGGCTGGCTCAGGTTGCGTTCGATACCGCCCAGAAACAGGCCGATACCCACACCCAGACCGGGGCGCTGGTGCGCTCGCTGCGGCTGCGCCCGGAGGGTGAATCGGCGTGGATCGTCGATCATGACCTGCAACATGCGCCTCATGCAGTATTCGTCCACTGGGGAACGCGGGCGCATGTGATCCGCCCCAGGGACAGGAAGGCGCTGCGCTGGGCGAGCGGGCAAGGGGGAGCAACCCGGTTCATCTTCGCAAAATGGGTCAACCATCCCGGCTATGTCGGCGACCCTTATCTAGTCCAGGCCGCCGATGAGGCCGTCAAACAATTCGATGCCATTGTGCGGCGCGTGAATCTGGAGAGCTGATGCCCCTGACCCTGCCCTACCGTGACAGCTATCTGGCCCCGCTGATGACCACGGAGCGGGAAGGCCGCGCCCTGGCCGAGGTGGACCGGATTGCCGCGTTCCCGACGGCCTGGCGTGAAACGCTCGGCGTGCTGCGCGGCTATATCCTGACCTGTCTGGAATCCAATGCCGCCGGCGAGGACGTGTTCAGCGTCAAGCTGAAGCAGTACCAGCGGGAATATGACGCGGCGCTGGTGCAGGCCCGTGCGGCGCTGAACGTCGCCGCGCTCGCGCCCACCGTGCCGCTGTCCGTGCCGATTCTGCGAGGCTGAGCATGGGACCAAGCAAAAACTCAACCTTCAAGCTGCTGACCCGGCTGCAAACCGCCCTGGCGGCGATTCCGGGCGTGGCGACCTGCCAGATCGGTCTTGAGGCGACGATCACCCCGGACGATTACCCGCTGATTCGCATCGTGCCGACGCGGCTGCGCACGACCGACATCGGGGCGCGCGTGATCGATGTGACCGTGTACTACGGTGCGGATTTACAGGCCGCGACCGAGGGCTTGCCGGCGGTCTATGCCGACCTGCTGGCCTGGGAAAGCCTGATCATCGACGCGGTGCTGTTCGCCGTGGTGCGCGCCGGCCAGGCCGAAGGGGTGTACCTGCGCACCCGGTTCGTGGACACGGTCACCGACGAGGACCGGCTGCCGCATTACAAGCTCTTCGCCAGCCGGTTTGAAGTGGAGGGGTAGCGCCGCATCCGGCATCTTGGACAACGCCGGATGCGCTGCGCTTATCCGGCTTACAGGGCTAGCTCACAACCAGCGCCTTGCTGGGCATGACCTGCGAATCCATCAGGGCCTTCAGCCATGCCAGACCTTTTCCGGTGACCATTATCTGCTGGTAGGGAATGCTGTACTCGCCCTTATGTACCAGCACCGGCACCAGCCGGAAATAGCCCAGGTCGAAAAACTTTTGATACGGCGTGCCACTGGCCTGGACGATCTTCCATTCGCGCAGCGATGCCCACAGCCGCTTGGGACCGGTGCGCAGCATCTTGGCGGCGTCGGCGCGGTCGAACAACGCTTCACTCCCGGCGACGTGGTCGTAGAAATCGGCCTTGGGCTGCATCGTGATAACAGCGGCCTGGAGTGCGGCGCACTCTTCTATTTTAGTCGCCAGTTCACGCAGCGCCTGTCCGGTCATCGCGGCCAGGTCGAACGTTTGGGCGGGCTGTTGCAGGCGCTTGCGGCACTCAGCGAAAGCGATCACCAGACGCTTCTTGAGCTCGACGGCTTGCGCGGTATTCCGTACCAGCGTCATCAGGAAATAGGTCTGGTCTTCGTTCAGCAGGCAGAACTTTTGGGGCTGATTGGTCTTGCCGGAAGCCTCCATTTCAAATGGAAGCTTCCCAAGCTCTTGAAAGTGCGTCGAATACTTATCCACAAGCTGCATTGTGGCCTTGTGCTCAACACCAAGCTCAGTAGCAACAAGGCGGGAATCAATGCGGGGTTCGCCGTCGATAACGGCTAGGGAGATCAGATCGGTTGGCATATTGAGACACCTTTGGTTCTAGGAATCCCGCCAATATGCGCTGGCGGGGTAGGCGCTCCTAACAGCCAAAGACCGTCCGGGTCCTTACGGATACCCGACGCCTCCCCATTGAGGGAAAAACTCAGACACAAAAAAACCGCCTAACAGGACGGGGACTGCTTTGGTGCTAGGAAATCCCAGCATAGCCCCGGCGCGGGGCGGGGTCAATGCCTTTGCAAAACAGGATGCGGGGAGTCGGTGCGTTCATCCCGCCAGTGTGCTGTCACGACCGGATCAGTTGCGTAGGCTGGATAAGCGTAGTCGAAGGGCTGCGCTTATCCGGCCTACGGGGCTTTGGTTAGTGCGGGTCTTGAAGGTAGGCCGGAAAACCCCGTCCGCCTTCTCCACTAAATGATCAGGCAATGCCGCATACTGCTTGAGATACCCGGCATGTTTCCCACCCGCCTTCGCCACTTCATACGCATTGGACCCTGCGGCCTCGCTGGGGTTGTTCGTGGTGGTCAGTCGTCCCCCAGCCGCTTCCACTGGTACAGCGGGTCCTTGCCCTCGTTGTAGACCTCCTCAAGGGTCGCATCGCCGGCCAGAATCCGGTCGCGCTTGTCGATACTGCCCGCCACTTGCCGCGCCTTATCGAGCGGCAACGACGCCATAAACACCCGCTCGGCATCGGGGTTGAAGCGCGGCTTGAGTTTGGGCGACAGGTCTACTTTCGGTGTAACTGTACAGAGGCACATCGGGTGCAGGGGCGGCTTGGGTGCGTCCGCTTTTGGATAGACGCCCGGCCCTAGTCCGTAGAGATTGACCCTGGCGTAGTAATCGCACACGTCGAGCTTGGGGTGCTTGCTGCTCATGCGGAACTGGACGTACTCGATCCGCTCCTGACTCATCAACTCCCGACTCTGCCGGTCGGTATAGGCGCGGTGCAACTCGGTGCGGGCGATGCGATTGGCATAGTAGCGGTTGCGCTCGTAGAAGGCGGTTTGCAGCACCCGTTGCAGCGCCTCCATGCCCTTGCCCTTCTCATGTTCGGCGATGGCTTGCAGGTACGCCGCCCGCAAGGCCGGGGTCTTGAGCCTGGCCGCCAG